TCTATAATCGTGTTTTTAATCAGTTCAATTTCCATCATGCTCCTAATATTGCGACATCCGGCGCGTTTTCCGCATATCCATATCTGATTTGATACGTCAGGCGATTCGACCCGGTCGGTTTTGATCCTTCGCCGGAAAGCGATATATCAGCGCTTACTGGTGCAGAATCGCCTGCAAGCGAATTGATTGAAACATCACCCGCCATTGCGACCTGGACCTCCTTTTGAATCCCTGCAAGCGTGTCTAAGACCGTTGCGCCATCTCCGCCGTTTGCATATCCTTCGATGGTGATATTCAAAGTCGCTTGCATTGACCTTGACCCAGCAGGGGACAAAGTCTGAACTTCAATCGATTCCTCAGAATCGTACACAAGCAAGCATGGCAGTTTCGCCGCCTCAACCGGATAAACGCGACCCTCAAAAACGTTGCTTCCGGTTGTGCTTAGTCCGGTTACATCAGAAACGATCCTTTCCCGGATTTGTCGGCGTAAATGGTTTGCCATTATTGCGTCTCAAGCACTAAAAGCGTTGTTCCTTGGTATCCACTACCCGAATCTTTTTGAACGCCGACTATCGCATAGGTGACGCCACTTATGACAATCGCATCACCATGCGCCACACTTGCGACGTCTGAGGAAATCGCAAGTGCAGTCGGCGTGTTACTCTCGACGTCCCGTTCCCCCGTGTCCAGGGGAACGGAAGAAAAAGGATCATCGAACAAAACGTTAATCGTTGCCGCTGATTCGCCCGCCGCGGTGTAAGTTGCCGCGACTCCGAAATCATCAGTCAAGAAGAAATCAGAGAGGTCATCAGCACTTTCAATTCCCATCTACTCGTCCTTTTTTGAACGTCCCTTTTTCTTCGGTTTGTCTTCGGACAATTCAGCACGTCCCTGATTAATCATTTGACGACCGAATTTTTCAGGAACTTCAAGAGTAGTCCCTTTTTTAACGTCTAGCCCATCCCAGACAAAACCACGGATTGCTTTTATTTCCATTTTCGACCCTTCGGCTGAATGGGATGCCGACCCAACCAGGCCAGCACCCGTTTTTGTATCCAACATCAAGGATTATGGATTGGATGTTCTGCTGAACGATCCAACATGCTCGACGTTACAATCTGCATCGACAAAGACCAAGAGACGGGTCCGCCCGTCATCAAATTCTTTGTGAACGGCGACATCGATACCCGGAGACCAATAGCCGATCAGGAGCGAGGACCAATCCCCAAAGATGGCGTTGTTTGCTCCAGATGCGCCAAGGTCTTTCACTTGTGCAGAGATGTAAGCAGGGAACCCGTCAATTTCGTTATTTTCCATAACGTAACGACCTGAACCTGAATCTCTGCTTCGGCCTTTTGCATCACCTGCAAGCGTTGGATGGATGGCATATGCCAGATTGCCAAAATAAGCATTTGCAGACATAACATCACTTTGAAGTTCAATTGCTTCTGCCCATGTGATCTGATTGATTGTTGCTAATGCAACTGTCCCGACTCCAGATTGAGCGCCGCATCCGGTTGGACTATTCGAGGAACCGTCTCCGGTCATTGCCGCCTTATCTAATGCTAATGCACAGGATTGGCTTATCTGACGGGCAACCATACTCTCGACATCCATTGAACTTTGGAGCCTCAATTGTCTGGATAAATCCACACGCAATCCATAGGTTTTCAACTGAAGCGTTACCTGGTCATAGGAAGGCGTTGTGTCTGACGCATCCGCTGACTCTGCCAACCATCCTCCTGTGATTGCTTCATCACGTCTTGGAAGCTTCAGAATCCCATCAAGGTTACGCAAAACAGTTGCGCCAGCCCTAACAGTCACCATCGCATTGTCCAGATATTCGATGAATGAACTTGCATCCAAAATCGTTGGAACCAAGTTTGCACCGTCACCTGATCCGGCCTGGAGTTCGCGTGTCCCATAACGCAAAGGCGTCTTGATACGTCGATCATTCAGAACCTCATTAGGAATATAATATCCCCGTGGAGCTTTGTTCTGCTTCTTTTCAGCGGCAAGACAAGTATCAATTTCGAACTCTGCTTCGCGACGGAATCTTTCCGATCCTGGTTTCGACATATGGTTGATTAATTTCATCCAGGAAAACCGTTTGGTTTCCTTTTTAGTCATTCCAATATCTGAATGTTCCTTCGGGCGTTTTTGAATCCGTGTCAGGATTTCTTGTGCAAATTCACCCTCGGATTTCCCATCCTTGATGAACTGCTCTGCTAGTTCCTGCTCTTTATGCTCCCGACCGTATGCTTCGATTTCGCGGATTCGCTTTTGCTCCGCTTGTCCTGCTTCTTTGATAACCGCGTCCATATCTACGGCGCGTTCTTGTACTTCAACTTCCATGTTAGTTTTTTTCTTTTTTGGTAATTCGATTATTTCGGTTTGAATCCGTGTTTCTCCTTCGCGTCCGACGCCGATACTAATATCAGCCGGAACCGAAACTATTGAGATTTCATGCGGTTCAAAATCGGTTACTCGATACTCTGGAGGATTGTCTTTGGTTTGTTCCATCCGATGTACTGCATAACCTACCGAAACATTTTTTAAGATACCGTCCATGACGTCTTGAAAAACCTCATCTGCTCTTTCCGATTTTCCAAACCGAATTGATGCACGTCCGATTTTTTCTTCTATCGTGGCATTTTCCACGACACCAATCGGTTGATCGATATCGTGATTAAACAAGACCGGGGCCGAACTGTTCAGCCTTCCCAGGCGAACGCTTTCAGGCTTGTGGTCTAAGATTTCCGATCCAAAGCTCCGTTCCACCGGAGTTTCAGACGAAAAAGAAATATCTAATGTCCGCGATTCTGCGGTTATCGTTGATTCTTTAACTTCAAGAATTCGTGTTAAAATTCCTGTTTCAATCGTTTTCATTTCCATTTTCTACCTCGATTGTTTCTGTAGCTGGCGGGTTTACTGGTCCGGTTAGGTTCAAGCCCAACCCTTCGGCGACGTCTTTCTCGGCGGCAAGTTCTGCGAAAATGTCAGTCCATTCTTCACCTGCTTCGGCGGTTATTTTTCCGATAGACGTAACACCCATTTGAAGGGCTAGTTCTTTTGCTTTCAGTTCTTTTAATGGATCGACGTAGCTCCAGCCACGCCCATGGAAAACGACTTCCTGAAACTTAAATATTTTACTAATAGGAAGTTCAATCTTTCCTGTTGTTATTCCCATCTTCAGCCAGTTTCTATAAACCGGATAACAGAACCGTGTAATCATAAATTGCTGGAGCGTTTTCCAATGTGCTTGATCTTCTTGAACCCCTGCACGAATCGATGAGTAATTGACATTTTCCAGATCGTTTGCAAGTGCGTTGTATGAAACGCCTGCACCGTTTGCCGCTCCTCTCAGCACTGCTTTGACGAAATCGCTGAAATTGGTTGTCGGATGTTTCGGATCGAATGCCTCGAACTCCATTCCATTCGGTAATTGTTGGAACGTTCCAGGCTGGAAATCTGTCAATAGATTTCCAGATGAGTCCTCACCATCACCGACGAATCCTGATCCATCTGGTGATTTAAAAAAACCGATTGCACTGGCTCCGATGCGGGATGCGACCAAAGAGCTTTCCGTATAATCAGATAGAATCTGAAGTGGACGAATTGCAGTGTTGAGCCATGGAATCCCCCGAGACTGCGACGGGCGTTCCTGCATGAACAGATGGATTATCTCGGATGCTGGAACGCGTTCTGTTTCAGTGGCAAAATCGTAACTACTTAGTTGAGTTGGCGTTTTAAGTGCCTGATAATATGCGAGAGGTTTTCCGAACTTGTTCTGCTCGATTCCCATCACAATATATTCATCATTCTTGGTTTGAATATTGTGATTGATTGGGATTGCATCACCTTCTAAAACCCAAAGCGAAAACCCGAATGGATTTCCACCCTCGGCACGCATGATCCTGATAAAACATTCTCCGTCCCGTGCAAGCGTTTCCATGACGACATTCTGGATTCCTAACCAGTCCTGACGACCATCGATTGAGACATAATCAGGATTTTTCGACCACTCGAAAAACAAACGTTCTAGATAGTTATTATCAAACTTATCCAAATCACCCTGCGCGTTTCTGGTCTTTGCCTGGAACTTAAAACCACGCGGGCCGATCACATTTGCCTTTGTCAGAGTAATAAACTTTTTCGCATACTCTGAATTCTGGCAAAGCGACCTAGTGCGGGCGCGTATCGTTGGAAGTGCGCCTTTGAGTTCTTCATCTGGTGCGGCACTTGTTCCTGTCCATCCTGCAAAGATGTTGTCAAACTTTGCAGAATCAAATTGACGTGAGAGATGAATCATCTGATCACGCGTCAATGTCTTTCGTGGTCGCTTCTTTTTAAATATGTTTAAAAATCCCATCAGTTTGTGAAGCGTGTAAGGATAATACCGTTATGCCCTTGGCCCTTTTTGGAGCGCTCAAGTCGTTTTTCTTTGAGCCATTCAGCGCGGTAACGGTCACGGAAAAGCAAAAGTTCGTCGATGCTCATGCGCGAGAGCGAACGTCCAGCAATAGAATAAGATGACTGGTCCACTGAAGCACGACCCTCGATCACCGCTTCGATGGCAGTCAAAACTTTACGCGCATGAGATTGAGGGTCGGCGCTTGTATCAGTTGATATATTCTGGACGACTTCCCACTCGCCCGATTCAAGGCGTAACCTTTCGGAAGATGATGTTTTTGTGACGTATAAATTCCATTGATAAATACCGACCGTAAAATTAGCGGTTGTTCCATGTGCTATGGAAAACACCCATTCCCCGCTTGAATCCGATCCGCTGACGGTAAAATTCGTTGAACCGCCACCGTTTAAGGTCGCTTTGTATGCCATCGAATAAGCACTTGATGGATAATCGCTAACATATCCGCTCTTTTTCCATGGCACCGTATCACCTGCAACGATTGGCGAACCATAAAGCGCAAGCGTAGGTTCTATCGTCGGATAATTCGTTGCATCAAATAGGTTGCTCAAAATCGCCTTTTATGTGATACACCCGAGACCCAAGAACGTCGGGTTCTTGGGTTTGGTTTTTGCTCGGGCTTGCGTTGATCTTGTAGTCTTTTTTCAACCATGCTTGTGTTCACGTTCAGCATTGCGAATGCCGCCAAGTTTAAAACTGCTAAATCAAGTGCTTCGTTCCGTGGTCTGAGCTTGATATATTCAATTCGCGGAATTCCTTTTGAATATCTTTTAACGGCTTTTTCAGCCGTGAGTTGGAAACAGAATTCCTCATCGAAATGCTCTGGGATATGCCAAAAAGCTGGTCCAGGTTCTTTAACCCGGAGTCTTGCGAAGAGGACTTCTTTAAGTGTGTTGGTCCCGATTGGAAATACGTTGCAATTCGCTGAATTTGCTTTTGAAGGTCTGCCGACTGCGGGTCGTCCTGATCCGCCGACGCCTTTGGATGCATTGACGCGGGTTCCTGCCATGCGTTTGCAGAATTGATAAACGGCTTGTGTCTCATAACCTGAATCGACCAGCGTTTGAACAATCCGTATATCTTTTCCATTAGGATGAGACCACGAAGACCGAAGATAATCGGAAAGCTCATCCCATACTTGCAGATTAGCCGGAGAACCATAAAAGATTCTTTGATCAATGAAGTACAATTCATCGGCGTGTGAATGGCCCACGACCAAACACTCGAGACGATCCGCCTGAACATCGACGCCGCTGGTGAGCACAAGAACTCCATCCGGTATCGTGTCAGGGTACGTTTCGCGCCTTTCAATAAGGAAATGCGTGTCAATCTGATCACTATCCTCTTCCCAACTTTCACTCAAATACGTATTGACCCAGGTCCGTAATATTTCAGGGTGCTTCTTTGCACTCAGGAATTCACTGGCGGCTTGTCCGAGTGACACGAACGGCGAATAGAGTCCACTGAGATGAAAGCCTGCCACTGCCTGACAGTCTTCAGAAGATCGCCATTGACCTTTTGTGATTGCCCTTTTTCTCTCGATATCGGTCCATCGTTCGTCGCATTCTCCACATCGGTATCTTGCGCTTTCGGGTTTCCCATCAGACCAAACGACATTTGCCCAATCAAGAGTCTGAAATTCTCCGCAAGACCCGCAAGGAACCCAGTATTTCCGCTGGTCGCTTGTTTCATATGCCGCCTCAATTCGACTCTCGCCTTTGATCGTTGGCGTTGATGTCAAAACAATTTTCCGATTCCAGAATGAAACTGCCCGGCGTTTTGCCAAACTGACCGGGTCGCCTTCGCTCCCGCTTGATGCAGGAAACCTATCGACCTCATCGAGTAGAACCAATCGGCATGAACGCGCCGCGAGGTTCGCTGGACTTTGCGCGGATGCTAAAGTTATATGACCACCTGGAAAAGTCTTGTGCATCACTGTATTTCCTGTCGATCTCGACTTCGGGTCGCTCACTAATCCCTTGAGCGCTGGCGTGTCCCTCACCATCGGCGCAATCCGGTCCCTGCTCATGCTCATCGCCATCGCTTCGTTCGGAAGTACACAAAGGATCGGCGAAGGGTCGTTCTGAATGTGAAACCCGATTGCGTTCAGGATCGCTTCCGTCTTTCCAACCTGGGATGCACTCATGACGATTATTTCCTCGATTTCCGGGTCTGAAATCGCGTCCATGATGCCGCGTAATGGTTCGTTTAAGCTTGTTTCCCATTGTCCGAATGCACTTGAAGATTCTCGTGATAATTGTCTTTCACTGTCCGCCCATTCGCTGATAGTCATTTCAGGAGGTGTTGCAAAAACCTGAAATGAACGTTCAACTATTTCGTCAAGAAGCCTTTGGTTCCGCTCTTCTGGTGTTTCGCCTTCGGGCGTTGCTTGCCAGTTCGTTGAGTATTTTGTTGATTGCATTCTTTAACTGGTTCGTACAAATCTTTGGATCATCTTGAACCGCGAGGATCGGACCCATCTTGTTAGGAAGCGCAGTCATTTTCGTTTTAATCTTTGCAAATGATCGCTCCCAGGTTTCAACGACTGATGCGGTTTCGACCAACTGGCTCGCCATTGTGTCTGCACTCATTTCCGCAAGCCGTGCGTCCGCTTCCATTTTCTTAGTTCGCGCTTCATCGAAATCGATTTTCTTCTGGCGCGAGTGCGGGCGCTTGTGCCAGTAACGATCCGCGACCTCAACTTCTAACTTGCCGTCTTTCGTTGGTACTTTGTCGCGTTCAATCCATCGCGAAATGTAAATCGGAGTTACTCCGCGGTATCTCGCATATTCGGATTTTGTCACCCATTCGCTTAATTGTTTCTCTCTCATCCGTAACTAACTAATTTAGTTAGATATTTCTTCATCAATTAATTGCTAGCGATTAATTGAAATCAGCAAAACC